TTTACAAGTTTACCTAAAAAATAACCTTGTCTAGGGTCCTGTAAGGAACCTATTCCTGATTGTATTTGCTGGGGTTCTTGCATTCTAGATATTGCCATAAATTTACCTTAATTCTTATGTTTACTTGGTTTTTGACAACAAATCAAGAGGTGGCATAAATACTTTTACATCTTGTGCCATGTCTTCATTTTTAAAACCCCTGCTTTCCCAGTCTTTTCTTTCTTTAAAAAGCTCTCCTGTTTCTTTATGTCTATATACTGTTTCTACCTTCGTAGGTTCCATTATTTTCATTAGTCTATTTCTCCTTTTTTAATGTTTAGATAGCTGATAGCTACATCAAACGAGTCAGAAGTACTTGACTGTACTGTAAAAGTTTTACCGCCTTCTACTATTAAAGGCTGTGTTAATAATTCTGTTGTTGTGTTAGCTGTTAATTGTGAAGATTTTATAGCTGTAATACTGTTGTTTGTAACAGTCACAGTAGGTGTGCCTGCGGATGTAACAAGAATAGATTTAATAATATAAGTTTCACTAACTAAAGGATTTCCACTTCCTAGGGGTGTAAGTGCTCCACCACTTGTGCTATTATCTATGCCTACAAATTTATATAAATTAGATATTGTCATTATTCTAAAAAGAAACTTTTAGCTTCTATTTCTTGTTTTACTTCTTCTTGAAAAGAGGTGTTTAATTTTGTTATTACAGCATCTAGGTCTCTAACTAAAGACTGTATATTTCTTTGTTCATACTCTTCTGTAGCTCTAGTTAATGATTGTACAATTTTTGCCATTATAAAATACTTGCTAGTCCTCCGTATGCAAACGGTCTTCTATTTGTGCCATCAATAAACCCACCATCTTTTTCTCCGCCACCTGGATCAAACGGATCGTTATATCCTGTTTCGTTACCTCTATTATCAAACTGTTGACCTGAACTACCGTCAGAATAACCATCATTACCTGCATAAGCTTGTGCTACTGTACGATCATCTCTTGCTTTTTGAGCAGCTTGTGCAGCTCTATTACCACCCCGACCTGCAAACGCGGCTTCATTTATATTACTTGCACCCATGCTTCTAAGATTATCTTCATATTGTTTTTGATTTTCTTTAAACATTGCAGATGATTCTAGGTATTGTTTATATTTAAATTGTTTTCTTGGATCGTTTTTTAATTCCTCAATTTCTTCTTCAGTCATGTTTGCAAATTTATCATTATAAATATCTAGTTGACCTTCAAGATAACCTTTACCCATAAGATTTTTACCAGTCATAGTTTTTAATATACCTGAATCATTAAATAATAATCCTTGACTAGCTAACGAATCATAGTATTGTTTTTGTGAATCACTTAACCCTGCTATACCATAAGTAGGACCACCTTCTCCACCCTTACCAATAAGTTTTGGAATAATTGTAAAAGGATTTATCATTCCTGCAGCCGTTATTGCAGCTTTTGCCCAACCAGGAAGATTTGTCATACCTTGTTTAGCGTTATTTATTAACGTAGCTAAAAACCCTCTTTTATCTTCTGCTTTTTCAAAAGCATCTTCAGACATACTTATGTTAGGATTATAACCTGGTTGACCAGCAATTCTACCCGATGCATCTACTAATTCATTTTTAATTCCAGGAAAATAATCAGTTTGAAATAGACCACCTGGAGCAGTTCCTCCTGCTTGAATTAACTTTTCATATGCAGGCAAAGAATCTGCACCTTCTCTTCTAACTGTATCTATATAACTGTTGCCAAAAACAGGACTAACGGCGGTTCCTTCTCCAAACATATTTCCCGCTAGATTAAAATTATTTCCTGCTAGATTAAAATTATTGTCACCACCAGAGTTTGCAAAAGCGTTTGTATTTACAATACCTTGGTTAACTACTGGTGCTTCTTTTGGTAAATTAAGACCTAGTCTATATTTTTCTTGAGGTAAATATTGATATTTTTTGTAAAGCTCTTGATCAGCTGCGTTGTAAAAAGCTACCATTATCTTCTTCCTCCAGGATGTATGTCTAATCTAAATGTTCCTAGTTTCCAATCTTCTCCAACAGCAGTATTGGCAACCTCTAAAGCTATTTGTCTAGCTCTTACACGCACATCTTTTTTAGTCGTAGAAGGACTACAAGTAAAGCTATTTGTAACTTGTGTGCTGTTTGGATAAATTCTTGTCTTAAATTTAATTGTTGTGTTTCCTGTTTGATCAATAAAATCTGGTATAAATCTACTAATTCTCATTATAAATTCACCGTCTCCTCTAATATCAGGCATTCCTACAGTTTGTCCTGTATTACTTCTACGTTGGGTAATGTCAAAATCACCAGAAACAATATTAGCAGGTATTGCAGTAACACCACTGGCATTAACTTGATCGGTCCCTGTTTCCTGATTATAATATATAGAAATTCCATCCGTGTTACCAATGACATCAAAAGAATCGTTGTCGCTAGCTGTAAAGTAGGTTGCGTTAGGTAAATTAAATACTGAAGAATCTTGCCAAGCAGTTCTTGCTAAAGATCCGGTAGTCCATATAGGTTGTTTTGTTGTTGAGTCTAAATAGTTATAGGTAACCTGTCTATTAACAACAGGTGATGCGCTGTTACAATAAAACCAAGTTATCTCTCCAAATAAATTATTTAAACCTGCATTAATGAGATCTCTTGCTGTTGTATTTAAATCATCGAAAACAAAGTCTTCAACTAAACATGGCATAGATTTTACTTGACCGTCGTATGTAAAGAAACCATTTTCAGACATCCAGTAGGGCGAACCATCAGCTTCAATAGCAGCGTTCTTACCAATCAATCCACAGTTAGTACCTACCTGTTGAAAAGAAAATGTAAAAGGCGCTCCAACAAATTGCATTAAAAATAATGCCGTATCTGTCCAAACATAAATTGCGTCTCTACCTTTAATGGCTCCTATGATTCTTGATCCGTCGGAAAGTCTTTGTGTACCTGCGGTATTATTTGCGGTAACCGTATAAGAATCGGTTTGATCAATACTTTCTTGATCTGAAAATCTAATAAACATATCGTCTTGTGTACTACTATTACCTACAGTTGTTTCTGTTCCAAAAAATACCAAGTGTCTATCGGGAGTTGATACTAACACATGTCTTGATTTTGTAGGAGCGTTTGGTATAATAGTTGCTCTTACAGAGGTAGCATTAGTAGGTGCGCCATCCCATTCAAAAACAGGTCCATTATAGATTAATGCAATAAGTTTTGTACCATAGTTATCTAAAACCCATAAACCTGGTGATATAGTAACATCTGTTGTAGAGGCATCACCCCATGCAACATAGTCAGTAATATTTGTAACTGTTGCTCCACCACTATGTGCTGCTTTAGTTGTGCCATTTATTTCCCTAGCTCCTCCGCTTAAAACTCCTGTAGCTGTATTGTTAGCTGTGTAACTAATATTTTCTGATCCGATTTGTATTTTTCCAGAAGAAGGAAAGGAAGTAGAACTAGTTAAAGGAATGTCGGTTACGGTATCATTTATAGTAGAAGCCAAAGTTGTAGTTACAGCACTAGTAGCTTGACCGCCGTAGTTTGCAGTTCCCCATCCAAAACCACCTACTTGTTGAGAAGGACCTACGTTGTAATAACAAAGAACAGAAGCTGATCCACCGTTAGTTACAGGAGTTCCTGATTCTACAGTAGTCATAGTTACTGTAAATGTGGTGGAACTGGGTACAGTTGTTACCATAAATTTTAAATCTTCAAACGAGGCATTGGTAAAAGTAGAGCCCGATAAACCAGTTACACTATCAAACAAAACAATGTCATTTTGTATTAACCCATGAGCCCCGGTACATGTAATAGTGACAGTAGGTGATGAGGCAGTTGTTGTAAAATCAACTCCGGTTAAAGTTTCTCTAATAGGATGAATATCGTAATATATGTCTCCTTGAAGAACATATAAAATTTTATTGGTTCCTATAGCAGCATATTTAACAGGGTCATTGTTCTCCCAATGATGTATGGCTCTTGCGGCACCTGTTAATTTACTTGTGCCATGTTGGCTCCAGCCACCTATTTTTTCGGGACTACCGTATCTAAAACGAACATTATCACCATCAAACCATTGCCCTTCGGCTCCTGTTTCTGTAACTTGTTTGTTAAATCCCGGTGCAAATCCTAATTTTTGTAACATATTAATCCCTAGTTTAGTAGGGTTTATACTAGATTAAAAGATTTTTCAATTCTTAAAAAACCTCGTAAAACTTTTCTTTTTATATCTATCATTTTGGCAGTACTATATTCCAGTCTAATTCATTAAATAAATCTTCAAATAAAATATCTTTAGTGCTTTGTTTTTTATTATACCTATCTATTACATATTTATTTATTTCCAAAGTATCAAATATCACCCAATTAATATCTGTTTCAAATACCATTTTGTCTGCTGTAGACCGGGTACTACCTTTTTTCTGTAATTTTTCGTTATCTCCTTGTGACATACCTCGTACGTCGAATTTAAATATCTGATTAGATTTATTTTTTAACATTCCTTGCACATGCCAAGATTCCGTTTTACTTGGATAAGTAATTTCTTCTAAAAAAGAATTTGCAAATCTATGGATTATAGACATTCAATATTAAAATTAATTACGCAACGAATATCTTTGGTGGGTTGTTCTGCTGTATGTAATAAAGATCCATCAAACATAACTACTCTTCCTTTTTTAGGTTTTATTTTTCTAGTAAATCCATTATTAAAAATCACGGTATGTGCTTCATTATCAGTCACATAGTATAAAAAAACTTTGTGTTTTTTATCTGTATCTACGTGAGGAGTATCTAATTCTTTTGATTTTAAATTTAGAGGAAATTGTAAATTAGCATTAATTCTTAATATATTTACTTTATTATAATGCAAAGCTGAACAAGTAGAATCAAGAATAGGTCTTACATTATCTATGTAACTACTATTGGGTTCACTGTTTAAAACAAATATATGAGATAAAGCAGGTCTTCCTTGACTGTCTTTTTTATAATTATCAGTTATATCAGATAAATAAAACCAAGGAAAATATCTTCCCAATAAAGTCTCTGCTAATTTATTTTGTTCTTCTACTGGTATGATATCATCAAATATCATAATTTCTTTTTCTAGATTCATTTAATAATTTTTATTAAAGCTTGGACTTTTCCAAAAAAAACATATTCATATTTTATATTATTTTCGTGTACATATTCTTTCCATACTTTAAATGTATTTTCTTTCCAACCCCAATAAGAATGGTAATCATCAAATAATATTAAAGTATTATTTTGTAATAATTTAGGATTTATATTATCAAATACATCTTTTGTTGATTTATAAGTGTCACAATCAATATGTATAAAAGATATTTTTTCTTTATTTTCTTTAAAAAAAGAAGGCACTGTTTCTTTAAACCAACCTTTAACAATTTTTACATTTTCATTTACATTAGGTATTTCTCCGTTCTTATTAAACCAACCTTTTCCATGATATCCTCCATACCAGTTTTCTTGCAACCCTTCAAAACTATCAAAGCCATACCAAGTCCTATCTCTTAAATTATTAGAAAAAAAATTTATTGAATTTCCTTCAAAGACTCCAAATTCTAAACACAAACCTTTTGTGTTAATTTGATTACAAGTTTCAATCCACCAACCATCTTTATATAATAAAGGTTTATATTTAAGTTGTTTTATATAATCAACAGATTCCAAAATAGACTGTTCTCTTATTATATCTTCTAACCATTTTACGTCTTCTTGTTTCATAATTATTATTTAAATTGTTTACCTGTGACCCAAGCAACTAAAGAATTTCTTTCTCCTTTGGTTACAGGTTTAACTTCATGTAATATATAAGATGGAAATATTACTAATGTTCCCTGTTCTTTTTTCATTTCAGATCCTTTTTCATCTTCATATAGATATAATTCTCCACCTTCATATTCTTTAGGATCAGTTAGTTGTATTGATACGGATAATTTTCTAACAACAGTACCTAATCTTCTATCTGTATGTTTTCCATATTTATTTGAAGGAGCTTTATAATTTGTAAACTGTAATCCTTCATTTAAACCAAAAATATCAAAATTAAAAAATCGATCATTAGCATTTAAAATAATATCAGTGAGTTTTCTAAAAGCCCATTCTAAATCATCAGCTGCATACAACCAACAAATTTTACTTTCTCTAACATTGATTGTATCCCCAAGTGTAATTCCTTTAATTAAACCTTTATTTTTTGCAATTTTAATTATTTTTTCACACTCTTCTTTAGAAAATACATTACCATAAAAAGCACAAGGATTAACTGTATCTAAATAAAAATTCCAAGAAGGGTTTTTAATTTTTTCCAATTTTAATTCTTTCTATATTTTATTATGTTCTATTTTCAATTTCCCATTCTAACGTAGATTCGTTCCAATGTATACACTGATTGTCTGTTAATGTAGATTCATCTGGTCTTTCAACTGGTGGATCCCAATCTGCAGTGTTTTCATTATATACCCAACTATTGTAAGGTTTTGGTGCAATAAAAGCATCTTTATTTTCATCATAAGTCCAACCTATTGAAGCATAATTTTTTCTTAATGGTGTGCCACCTAACTTATGAACACCTCCATAAGTATTATAAGATGTTTGTTTCCATAAAGAATGACCTGTTAGTTCAGTTAAAAAATTTATTCCATTTACTTCTTGTTCAATTCCATTAGAATCATGTAATACCTCGTTAGCTACAGTATTTACTTCTTCAACAATCCCACTTGAATTTATTTTTGCAAAATGCGCCATTATGTTGTGTAACTCCCATTTCCAGTAAATTTCATTATTGTGTTTGCACCCGATGTTGTAACTGTTGGTGAACCCGATGTTGTACCAGAATATTTAGCAGTTGGAACACTCAATAAAACTACACCGCTTCCGCCAGAGCCACCGTGTGAACTAGAAATTCCACCGGAACCTCCGCCACCACCACCTGTATTTGATT